TAACGAAAAATTAAACAAATCTGATGTGGGTTTATATTCTTCTATTGCAGAAGGTAATACACAGTCTATGAAAAAAGGTGATGGTATTGCTACCATATTGGCTCGCATGTATAACATGATAAAAGCCGAACAGATTAATTCTTTAAAAAGATATCAAATAGAAAAGAGTTTCAAAAAGATTCGTGAGAAAGAAAAAGAAAAACGTAATAAAGAATTGATTGAAGCAATTAAATCTTTAGGTTCTTTCGTTAGTGTAAAAGCTGTAGAGAAAAAACAAGAAGGTGGTGGTATTATTGACTTTATCAAAGGTCTAATCGAGTCAGCAAAAAATATGTTATTGGGAGTTGTAACGAGTATATGGAATGGATTATGGTCTTTGCTTGGGCCACTATTTACGTTTGTAGGTGAAATAGCAGCTGCAATAGGATTAAAAAAGGCTTTTGATAAAATAAGAGGCATTAGAACTCCAACTGCACCAGCAGAGCCTAAACCTGCTGAGCCAAAGCCAGCTGAACCTAAGCCTGCTGAACCAAAACCAGCAGAGCCTAAGCCAGCTGAACCTAAACCAGCAGAACAAAAACCTGCTGAACCGAAACCAGAAGAACAGAAAAAGACCGAAGAAAAAACTAAAAAGACGGCAGAAAAGGCCACCAAAAAAGGCAAAGAGAAATACGAAGAAGAAAAGAAAACCACAAAGGTAGAAAAGGTTGAAGAAAAACCAAAAGCAACAAAGATATCGAAAATATTAAAAGGTGCTAAAGGTGTATTAAAGTATTTTGCTAAGCTACCTTTCATTGGTGGTATTGCTGGTGCTTTTGAACTCATGGATACAATGAAACAGGCGATTGCTGACCGTGAAGAAGGTAAGATAGATGATAAACAATTACGAGAGATTATGGTATCAAGTGCAGCACAGATAATTGCCGCTGGTGCTGGTACTTCTATGGGTGCAACGATAGGCGCAACGATTGGATCGGTTGGTGGCCCAATAGGTGCTTTCTTAGGTGGTGCAACTGGCGCAGCATTGGGTTATGTTGGTGGTAAGAAGGCAGGTAAAGCAATTAGTGAAAAACTATTTGAACATATTGCAAATTCTAGTGCTGATGTGGAACCTATGGTTACTGCCACACCAGAAGAAAATAATAAACCTGTAGAGCCCGTTTCAACAGAAACTCCAAAAGTAAATCAAACGGCACCTGCAGCCGCACCAACAACATCAGCAACACCAAAAGTTTCGGCACCTGCACCAATGGTCACACCAGTATCTTCTAGTGGTGGTACTGATACACGATTAGAATCTACAATGAGTAAGAATGCTGAAATTAAGATGGCAGCCAAACCTTCTATGAGCACAACAGTTATCGATAACTCTCAAACTATTGGTAACGGTTCTGGTGGCGGTGGTAATATTTCTGTAGAGACCACAGTTTCTACTCGAATAGATGATCCAACACTACTCAGAATTCAACGGCAGAACATGCGGCCAGTATAAAATAAAAAACCCCGCCGTAGCGGGGTCTAAACCAACTTCTGAGGAAAGGAGTTTTGGTTTAATTTTCTTCAGCTAGCTTACTGAAATAAGCCATATCATCATCTTCTTCTAAATCAGGTTCAACTTCACGCTGAACTTTCTTAGGTGCTTCTTTGATTTGTTCAACGGTTGTTTTAGCGGCAGGTACTTCACCATTTAAACCAAGAACCTTATCAAGGCGTTGTTTCAAAACATCATATGATTTGAATTCTTTATCACCAATCATCTCAGTTAGAGAGTATTGTGATTTCCAAACCTTCTCTAGTTCTTCATCATCATTCAACAAAGCCGATGGTGATTCGAACTCAGACTTATCATAATTCTGATAGCCTTCAACTTTACGAATCTTTAACTTGAAGTTGGCACCTTTCCACAAATCAAATGGATTGATTGCTTCTTCATCAGCAAACTGTGGATTCATGGCTTCAGAAATCTTATCAAAGATTTTCTTACCAAACTTAAACAAGAATACTTTACCTTCATTTTCAGGATGTTTCGGATCAGAAACAACATAAATGTTAGCGATGTAATTTAGTTTACGCTTTTGTTTACGAACAATTTCTTTATTCGCTTCGATGCCAGAATTCCACAATGCAGTATTGTGTTCACATACTGGACATTTTTGTTCCTTGGTTGTCAAGCAGTTGTCAATTAACCAACCACCAGGACCTTGGAATCCGTGTGAGAACATCTTAACCCATGGCAAACCATCTTCACCATCTTTTTCAGATGCGGGAAGAAAACGAATTGTAGCCATGCCGTTACCAGCTTTGTCTACTTCACATTTCCAAAAATTATCGGGTTTATCGGAACCTTCTGCTGTGGTATTGAGTGCCTCGATTGCTTTAGATAGTTTGTCGAGGTTGCCAGATTGGCGTTTGAGATTAGCAAAACTCATAGTATTTCCTTTCGTATAAACGGAGTATTAACGGTATATAAAAACGACTTATCCACATTATTCATTATATAATAGTATTTATCCAATGTCAAACATACATTTTCAAAATACCGAGTGTGGTTATGGTATCTGTGTGAAGTATACCAACACCACCTTCTACTCGCCATTGATCAATATTTTGTGAAGTATCATCAATCAATAGTGAATTTTGGTTTGAAAAAGCTTTCTTCAATCTTTTACCTGGCACCAGATTAACAGGAAACTCAATGTTATGCTTTTTCAGCCATTCAATTTTCTGTTCTCTAATATCAGCATCACGTTTTTCAGATGATGTTGAAGATAGAATCTCTGTAGGAATAGGCAACGACCTCAAATAGTTAATTAAGATCATGGCATCAGGCATCAAGTCTAGTGTTGCAAATTGCCTGTCAGCAATAAACATGGTGAAAAACTTATCAAAAGTTTTATATGTGTCTGCCTCTTTTGGTTCAATCTTATACAATTCTTTGTATCGTTTATTGAAGTCAGCAATCACACCATCCATGTCGAGATAGATTTTTGTGATTTTTACTTTATGCATATTCTTTTATCTTTTCTTTCAAAATTTGTTTGAACTTTACTTTATCATAAGAAAGAAATGGTTTGTATTTCTCACACTTTCTTTTAAAGTTAGGCCAAACAAGATCATCATATATTTCTTTTTCCCACATGGGAAAGAAGTTCATCAAATCATTTAGAATTATTAATGTTTCTAGTGCAATATCTTTTTGTTGAACACACTGCATTAGAAGTGGAAACTCATTGTTTCTCACAATCAATAAATCATTTGGATTATCAACTCTATCTAACAGTTTAATTATATCATTTTCAAAGGTATAAGTCAAGCTTTGAGTTCTTTTCTGCCACTTTTTGTAGTTGTCCTCGGATTCTGGTCCTAGAATATCACCAACCCATTGAATATCTTCTACCATAAAATTGGCAATATAGTAATCTCGTAATTCTGTCAATCCAAATTTACGTGATAGTCGATAGAATGAATACTTGTCTTTTCTGGTAGAGAATGTTGTCTTGGTAACATTTGTCTTGCCATTATATTTGACATAATCATAACTATCAGAAGTGAAATGCAGTTTCAAAGCATGAAACATTGCAAATGCAGCAAAGCCAGAATTCTCAATCATAACGAAAACGGAAACTCCCTAATCCAGGTGGTTACAATGTATTTGTGTCCTTTGATTACAGGTTCACCAGCGTGCATCGTGTTTGCATTGTCTGATTTATTTTTGTAATCATAACGAAAGTATAACATACTTCCTTTTTGTGGTTCAACCGATAGATTTAGTTTATTAAAAGTGGTGTGGCCACCTTCTTCCACATCATTGAGATACACTATGACCGTACCAACTCGATTACCAATATCTTTAACGATGTCATGGTATGTTGGTATCACATCTTCAAAATAATCCCAATGTGGCACATATCGACCACCAATATCATATCGAAGCATTGTAAGTGCTTCAAATCTCTTTTTACTGATGCCTATTTCTTTTTCTATTTTATCGTGGAGATTTACTACCAATGGATTGTTGTGGTCAAACCAGCAGTCTTTACTGATTCTAAAACTATCCATCTTTTCGTTGAAGCCAGTATCAACATTTACAACATTTGAATCTGTTAATAATGGATCACCATGTTTAATAATATCATCACATTCTTCATTTGTTAAAAAGTTTTCTATATGAATAATGTGTGGTATCTTACACAACATTTTTTTCATATAGGCAGTTTCGAACTCTTTTTCAATAAATTATTTTCTTGTGCTTCTTCTTTAATTTTTGCTTTCAAAGCAGAAGATATTAAAGTTGCTGCTACTTCTATTTCTAGTCCAGTTTCTTTACAATGATGGCAGATAGCATCCATATAACCTATCTTTTTATCTGCCGTCATTTCTTCAATCATCATACTAAACTTCTTAATTTCATCACGGGTGGGCATATTAAATTCTACTGTAAAATATATGATTACCTATTTTTGTTACGACCTTATTTTTATTCCAACCAGGATTTACATAAGTGGCGTGGTAATACAACGCATTTGTTTCTGCTATCTTATCATGTAGGACTGGAACTGTCAATGCTCTTTTTGCAATTAAATGAGATTCTTCCCATCTATACCGATCATGAATGTGTACCATTTCTTTAACCATACAAGTCCAAGAAAATTGGCAAACTGTTCTTAAATTTTGATCAGTTGTTTTTTGATAAACAACCGAGCATATATCTTTAGGGAAAATGCCACTATTTACACGATTCAATGTGACCTGTGCTACGGCTAGTTTTCCTTCATATGTTTCACCGGCAGATTCATAATAAATGTTTTTAGCAAGGCATTCTACTTGCTTTTGATAATCTGCAGATACTTGTTTCTGTGTTGCACTAGTAACAAACTCTCTCGAAAGAGTTGGTGCTGTATATACAATCGTTAATACTGCTAATATTACTGCTAATGTGTTAAACTTCTGTGTGTTAAATTTAAACATCTTTCTTCCTTATTGATTACGGCGGCCAAATCTTCTGACCGCCTTGGTCTCCAATTACGAATTCGTTTTCGTCTTTACTTTAACTTCAGGTTGTGGAGGGGTTTGAGAAACAAATTGATTGAGAGCTTCCGCTTTCTTTACAATTTCATCTTCTGTGGGAAATGGTGGAAAACCTGGATGTTCTGGTGAAGTTGTTCCGTTAATTTTGGATTCTTCTACCTTGGTTGACCACTGGTTTGATATAATCTCTTTCTTACTGTAATACTCATCAGAAAGCATATCTTTGGCCATTTTTAAGAGTTCTAGCCGTATCTCATAGGGTGTCATACTCATTTACTTCTCCTTGTGTGTGTTAATGTGTGTAATGTATCAGCGGTTTGTGTGTTGCTGATATATTATTTATCCAGGTGATTCTGTTGCTAAGTTCACCTGGCGAAACTCCGCTTACCTATCAGGCAGCAAGTGCATAACTTTCGTCATTTGCATTTATAGTTTTTGCTTCTTCGGCCGAGTATCCTCAACCCTAACGTCTTTAGCTTTGACGATTCTCCATTGTTATACTAATCGCTATGTCGAAACCTTGCACCCCCATCAGAAGTATATTGCCTCTTACGAGTTTGCTACCAAGAACCTGGTTTGTCAATATACTTTTGGTGGAGGTGAGCAGAATTGAACTGCCGTCCACAACAACTTTCAAACAACTTCTACGAATTAAGTTAATGCAAAAAGTATTGCCAATACACCTACAGCAAATGCACAAGCACCCATGTAGAAAGCAAAACTTCTTACTTTATATTCTTTAACACAATCTTTGCTAGGCATTACAGAATCCTTTCTAACAACCAAATAATAAAAAGAAAACTTAAACCCCCAGCCAATACTTTGAGAGCTCCCATTTGTTGCCGATTCTGCTCGGGAGTGCAGAGTTTTTTCCAATATTTGTTTTGCATAGTGTTCCTATTATAAGTGTTTATACTTATATAGGCAACCAGAAAGCTACAAGTTTACCACTTTATTTCTTATTTTTATTGTAAAAAACGATAGCTTCCACTAATCCATCGATATACTCTGCCGTTTTCTGTTGAAAGACCAATGGTTTTTCATTCTCTACCGCCATAATGATTACCGTATTGTCTATGGGTTTACCAATCATATCCTCATACATCAAAGCATATGCGGCAGTTTGCCAGAAATATTCTTGTATGCTGCTTCTATCTTTTGGTGCCTTAGAAGTTTTAAAATCAATTACTGATAATACACCATCATATTCACCAATACAATCTACACGACCTGCCATGCCTAATTGTTTAGACCATAATGCCTGTTCTTGATAATGTATGTTATTAATACGATTAAGAAATGGTTTAATCGATAAA